CCATTCACTGGCATGAATGTGTTTAAAATCTCTGTTCATTATGTGCCTTGCTACAGCATCGCCTTGGTTGGCCTTTAGTGCAATATCGTACCATTCGGGTTTTTCGTCTCTTTCTACTAAAATTACCGTGCCGTTCATTGCCTGTATTATATTAACTTCGTTTTGAAAACGGCAATCACTTATTACTACACATTCTTTTTGGTGATGAAGTTTTTTGACTCTATATTCTAAACTGCTAATCCAGATGTTTTCATTGAAGTGATTTCGCATCACATCTGTGCCTATTAATTGTAATGCTAATCTTGGTGTAAAATTAGGAATGCTTAGTTTTTTAGTCCAAAACATGTCAACAGTTTCTCTAAATTTTCTGCTTTCGTCTGTTTCGCCTTCGAGTAGTTCTCTTTCCCAGCCAAATATATTGGCACATAAATCTTTAAGAGGTCCTGCGAATGATGTTTGAGCACATCCTTTGGATGCTAAATATTGTGCTACGGTGTTTTTACCTGATCCTATATTACCTAATAATCCTATTGTGTTCATTTATCCTATAACAAAGCCGTAATTTTTATTTCCTTCTTCCATGTTAATTATTGATTGTAGTAATCTTTCTTTCTCAGTCATGGCCTCTTGCTTTAAAGCCTCGCCATTTAACTGAACTGAGCCTTGTGGTCCTGGCAAGCCTGAAGCATACTTACTTCTTGCTTCACCAAGCATCATTTTTGCTTCTGCTAATGACCAATCTGCTAACCATGGCCTGGAATATTCATTTTCTAATAAATTTTGCTCTGGTACTAAATTAGAAACCTGAATCATTATGTCTTCTGATATAGATATCCTACGCAATAATTTTAACACTTTGGTATTTGAATTAAATGTAAAATCATATTCGCCACCAAATATTCTATTTAGTGTTTCTTTGTATTGGGTAAATGCGTCGTAGTTGGCTAAACCACCAACAACACCTGCATTAATTAGGTATGTGTTTTGAAATGCAACGTCAAACGGATCAAAGTTTGTGCCTGTACCTATGTTACCACCACCAACACCTCTACGATATACTCTTCTGATATTCAGCACTTCACCTGGAAGTGTGTACTCTTGCACATCTGGTTGTGTTTGCAAAAAAGCATAACTTTCTTCAACAGCAGAATCGCTTCTACTTCTGAGTGTTTGTATTGCTCTATCTATTGATAAGTTGTAGTGTTCTGGATCTAATTCCACGTCGATCATTCCGTCACCTAAACGTAACTTGATCTCTGTAATTAGTCTATCTCTAGGGGTTTCTGTTGCACTCATACAACTATTTATCAAAAAGTTCGCAGTATGATTGTGTGCTCATTAAATCTACCGTTCATTTTAGTAGGGGTTGTAGTAAGTTCTTCAAATGATTTTTTGCATTTCATTTTACCAGCATCGAATCCTTTAATCATTTCTGCTGGTTTTCTCAGTGTTTTTTGTGTGCTAGTTTCCTCATTGAAGTCTTGTAATGTAGTTCCTTTAACCATTATACCTGTTCCGGGTCTTTGCATATTTCTTGGGTCTACTGTTTTTGCATGATACACACCAACCTTTCTAGTCTTAGTGTTGTACACCCAAACTTCATTGGCATAAACTATGTCTGTAGGGTGCAAACTTGCTAGTCCTAACTCTGGAAAGTTTACAGCATACTTTAATTTCTTCACGATAGCCTCTTTAGACCGTGCCTTAGGCTTACGAGCCTTGCGTGTAGTGGCTTTTGTTGCTATGATAGTATCACAAGCAGTATTAATCGTTTCGTAGTACTGTACGAAGGCTTTACGCATTTTAGCATCGAAGTGGCTGTATGCTTCTTTTAGTTCTTCGTCCTTCCATTCTAATACTTCTAGTGCTTCGGCATGTTGAGCCGCAAATTCTTCTTTTATAATTTTAGCATGTGGACCTTTAATTTCAGTTTGATATGACATCATCATTTTATAAGGATCAAAATCTTTAATTGTTTTAGAACCGTCAACCATCTCGTCTAAGAAGCCTTCGATATTACCGCATAAATCACTTACTTGTTCTTTCATTCGTTCTTGAATGCTGATTACAGGCTTTGCTAATTTTTGCTCAATTTTTTCAACCTTTTCTTCTAAAGCCTTTTTGCCACGTGGTAACCACTCTTCGTTTTTACGTTTTTCGTAGTGTTCTCTTAAATGGTCTGGCATATAACCTAATTTATGCCAAACAAAAATTGTGCTAATGCATGAACTAAATGTCCAATCTGGATTTGCTAAAATAATCTTTACTTCTTCTGGCGTCCATCCTGTGTGGTTTTTAAGCCAATCTTTTACAATAGGCAGTCCTTTAGTTTTACTAACCTCTGTCCTGGCAAAATATTCGCAACTGCGAAATGCAGTCTTTTGCTCTTCTGGGTCAGTGATTAACTTTAGAACCTTCCAATCGGGTTCTGTGGTTACATACACTGATCGTTGTTTTTTCTGTCTAGCCATACCAGTAATTACTCATTTTAAAAACTATATATAATTTTTTTGGCAAAAAGGGTGTCAAATAAAGATTAATTATAGTATAATCTCGTCTTTTGTCATTTCAACGTATCTTATTTGAGGGTCTCTTTTACGTGGTTTACCCATAGTCCAAAACTTCTCAAACATAAAACCAGCACCTAGTTTGATGCCCACATCTATGCCATCTTTATGACCGATATTGTATGAAGTGTAGCCTACACCTATTATACAAATACCAAATATTATGTATTCTGTAATTTCCATGTTCTTATAATAGCAAAAAATTAAACCGTTGTCAATCTGATAAATAGTGTTATGCCTAAAATTAGTTTATGGAACCCAGTTAAAAGAAACGACTATAAGTTTGTCGGTGGTATTGTAGCGGAAAATATTTATGCTGGTGGTACAGGTGTAAACGTACACAAATACCTAGGTGTTCACAATCAAGGTGACACAAAGGACTTTACACAACCTCAGCAGGATAACAATTACGACTCAGAAGGTAATCAAAAAACTGGTGAAACATTCATACAGGATGTGCTATTTTTAGAAAATAGAGACAGAAAGTATGATGATGACATTTATGAACTAAGAGGAACATATACTGTAAGTGATTCAGACTTTGATTTAACACAATTTGGTATGTTTCTACAAAATGACACATTGTTTATTAATTTTCACATCGACACAATGGTATCGACTATAGGCAGAAAACTTATGGCAGGCGATGTTATAGAGTTACCCCATTTGAGAGATGACTTATTACTAGATGATCGCAAAGATGCTATAAACAGATTTTATGTAATCACAGATGCAAGTAGGCCTTCAGAAGGATTTGATCCTAATTGGTGGCCTCATATGTGGAGATGTAAGTTAGGACCAATAAGCGACAGTCAAGAATACAGAGATATTATTGGCTACGGCGACGAAGAAGACGATTTACGAAATATTATTAGTACATATAAAGATGAAATTGACATTTCAGATGCTATTGTACAACAAGCAGAAAATAATGTACCAAATGATCCATATCATGCCGCAGGTACTCATTTATTTGTAGATGAAAATGCCAAAGGCAAACCATTTATAGGAACCATAGAAGGTGCTCCAAATGGTGCTACATTATTAGGTAGTGGAATTACTTTTCCTTTAGCCGCTGTTGATGGTGATTATTTCTTAAGAACAGATTTTAGTCCTAGTAGAATATTTAAGAAATCAGGTAATCGATGGGTCAAAGTTGCAGATGATAGTAAACGAGTGTTCTCAAGTGCTAATAGAATCTTAGATGGATTTATAAATAACACAACACAAACAACAAACACAGATGGTACTGTAGCAAATGAAAGAACTAATCTCAGTAAAGTTGTTAAACCCAAGACGGATAATTAAAAATGCAGTACTGGTATGATGAACAAATAAGAAGATACATTCTACAATTTATTAGAATATTTCATGCATTCAAAGTTAAAGAGGGCAGTAGAGATGGCAAAGACGAAAGATATAATACTGTACCTATAAGATATGCAGACCCAAGTAGAATGGTGTCGCATATACTTAGGCAAAATTCAGAAAATGTTATTAACAGTACGCCTTTTATAGGTGTGAGTATTCAAAGTTTACAAATTGCCAGAGACAGGACACAGGATCCGTTCTTTACAGATACCAAAAGCATAACAGAGCGTAAATTTAACGAAGATACACAAAGTTATGAAAGTAC